ACCGCGTCCCGGTACTTCTGGTTGAGAGCTTGAACCGCAAAGAAGATGGCGTCTTTGTTTCCGCTGTTGACAACGTTGTCGTATGCGGCGACCTCTTCTGGGCTAAGGTTGTCGGCTGCCCAAGCAAGGGTGTCGTTGTAGGCTTCTTGTCCGCCTACGGTTTTGACGATGTTGTCAGCCTCTGCTTGATCGAGGGGCTGTGCTACAACAGTAGGTTGGTCCTTGGTCCACTTCAGGTATGCCTCAACTAATTGATCGGAGGGCATCTCCTTGAGCTTCTGAACCGTCTCTTCGTTGAGTTTCTGGTCGTTGCCCCAGTACTCTTCACTGGCATTGCGGAGGAAATCTACGTTTTCGTCGGCTTCCTCTACCTCTTGCCCGTCCCCTTCTTCGGTCCCTTCTTGGTCCCCTTCGGCTTCGTCTGACACTTCATCTTTTTGTCCTAGCTTTTTTTCAAGTTCTTTGTAGGCCTTTTCCAGGTCCTCCGCTGATTTGAATTTACCAGCGTACCGGGTTTCAGCGTCAGCATCTTCACGCGCCTTTTCATATTGGCGGGAAGTGATGGCCTCCTCTTCGGCCATAATACGCTCACCCTGGGCAAGGGACTTAGCTTCAGCAGATTGCTGGGCTGCGGCCTGTTCAGGATTATCGGTGGAATCAAAGGTGATTTCAGGCATGGTCAGTTGTAGACGCCGCGAACGACGCCAAAGGTGGGTTTGTGGATTTTAGCAGTAGCCCCGATCTTGGGCTTGGCTACCCTAGTACGCACTACCGGTTTCCCGGCAGGCTTACGGCGAGGGGTAGCTTCAAGGGCAGAGTCAGGGGCAGAGTCAAGGATGGACTCATCTGGGGTGATCTCTTCAGGCAGGTCCTTGGGGGGACTGGGATTGCGCGGATTGCGTGACATTGCTAAGGAAGTCTAGTGCTCCTGGGTTTTTGGCTGGATCAGCCACAGGGGCTTTGGCAAGTTGACCAGCTTGATTCGTCAGGCTAGCCATCATGTTCTGTTGCTGTGCTTTGTTCTGCTCAGCATCACGCTCTTCGGCGCCCTTGATTAGGCTGAGCGTTTCGATGCCCATAGAAGCAGCCAGACGTTTGATTGCCTCTTCGGGGTTGATGTATTGCATGACCACCTCCGGAGACATGGACTGCTGGAGAGTCTGTAGGAACATGATCAAGGCCTCTCGGTCCTGACCACGACCAACGCCTTCCAGTCCAGCAATGACGTTCATCACGATGCCTGTGGGCAGCTTAGGGAACGCCCTGTCTCGTTGAAGGGTGAACAGCTTCCACTCTACATACGGACGAAGAAGCTCAGCAGAGAGGTTTCCAAAGATGCCCCCGAGCTGTTCGTTCAGCTCCTGCTGGGTCATTCGGATCTCTTCAGCGGTTGTGCGCTCAGAGTCACGAACGTTGAGAATCAGGAACGCCTCAGAGAGTCGCTGGTTCAGCATCTGGATCATTTGAAGAACCGTACTGAAGTCGGCCCTCTTGTCCACTTGAACGGCTGTTACGTCTTCAGGTCGGCCAAGGATGATGGCTCCGTTGCCTGCCTTTGCAAGTGTGCTTGGCTTAACCGTTGCTGACGGAGCCACCAGGAACACAACCTTAGCGGCTGCCGCAGAGCCCTCTACCATCGCCTGCATCAGGCCTTCAAGGGAACGTAGGTCACCAAGGTACTCCTCAATGCGGCCACGGCCGTAGTCCTCTCCGTCGACCACGTTGAAGCGCAGGGGCAGCCAGGGGGTCTTGTCCTTAGGGGACCTGCCTTCAGATCCAGGAATAACCTCACCGTTAGCCTCTTGCCTCCAACGCCATTGACCATCGATGAGCTTGGCATGCGTGTAGACCGCCACCTCGTCTTCACCAACAGTCACATCAACCGACACTGTGGGTGTGTTTTCACCTGTGTGGTTGGTGCGCTTTTTGTAGTCCTCTTGTAGTTCTTCGGGAAGGAACTGTCGATCTACTGACTCTACGGTCACCACTTCGGTGGGGCGGCCGTTTCCATCCCTGACAAGGCAGAAGCGGTCAAGGGGGTAGAGCTTAATGCCCTTAGGGCCCATGTACAGAAGCACGTTGCCGGTGACAATCAGATGCTTCATAGCTTGGTGAAGCAGCACCCTGTCTTGGGACTCAGCTATGTGCTGCATTACGATGCGCTCAATCTTGGAAAGACTGAGGTCAATCTCAGAGCGTATCTTTGCGTCTAATTTGGGATCGGTAGCAAGCTTTCCGTCGTTAACCTGTAGCTTGAAGAAGGTTGCACTTACAGGAAACAGGCTCAACATCAGCTTGGAGGCCATGACATTAACGCCCTTGGCCCCCACAGACTGCCAGGGTGTGGGAAGCTTCTGCCCGTTGACAACCCCCGTAGGGGTCAGCAGGTGGGGCAGGGTGAGCTTCGCACAGTCCCGGGCTGTATCTAGGAAGATGGTCCGATCACCAGTCAGCTTTGCGTATCTGTCTGCTGCTGATGTGTACTTCATTGGTTAGCGGGGGATGTTTGGCTGACCAGCAGAAGCGCCTGAGCCAGAAATAGAAAGACCAGGTGAACCCTGGGAAGCTGCTCCACCAGTCAAAGGAATGGCGAGAGATTGTGGGCCACGGGCTGCTCTACGACGGCGTGCCCGCACAGACGGCGTTTGAATCTTCAATGCCGAGGGGGAATTAGGAAGAGGAGCCGGGGGTGGTGGCGGTGGTGGTGAGGCCTGTTGCTGCTGGGCTGGCACTTGAACGATCTGGGGTGCCGGCATCGGAGGCAACTGGATGGGCGGCGGTGGCGGTGGGGGTGGTGGTAGTTGAATGGGAGGCGGCGGTGGCGGCATCTTTGGCTTACACATGACTTAGTTGCGTTTGGATTTGATGTATTGAATGACCTCAATCGATCCAGCTAGACGGCCAAGATCAAAAGAAGACTGCTCAGAAAGAAAGGCTTTGTCAGGCCAACGTTCATCCAGTTCGTCAATCAGACGATCTAGATCTACGTTTCCAGAAACGATGGAGGCAAGGGGGATGTTGTCAGCCTCGACCTCGTGAAAGAACTCAGCCATACTGGGGAAGGTCGTTGTTCGCTGCTTCAAAGAAGGCAGGCATGCGGGCCCGCTGTGTGTCGGACAGCCCAGGAGCCTTGCCACGTTCGTAGAGCGAGTCAGATTGGCTCAACCAAAAGTCCTTGTCTAGGTACTTGTTGGTACTAAAGCCGAGGGCATCTGTTACCCATCCAACAGTCGCTCGGCGAAGTCGATTGAGGCTCTGTGTTGACTTGAGGCCAAGTTCCGAGCAGACCATTGAGTGTATTGCGACATGGGTCTGTTCATCCCTAGACACATCGGCGGCTGTGGTTCGGATACCGACATCTCCGTTGAAGCGGTAGAAGGGAAGGAGGACAAAGAAGACACTGCGTTCTAGGATAGCGGCCTTAAGAAGCGGATGTTCTGGTGCGTCCCTCCAGGCCTTCAGGATGTGGCGCCCCTCAATCTCGGCCTTGCTGTCAGAGCCATGGGCTTCTACAACATAGGCAAAGGCTTGGTCGTGGCGCTCTTCGTCCTTGATGTTGGAACGGAGGGCTTCAACCACACCAGGGGTACTGGGCAGTTCCTTTTCGAGTCCTTGTGTGAGAAACTCAGCAACAGGAAGCTCCAGGTGGCGCAGAGCTAGGGCACGGTAGATGGACTCTTCAGAGCCATCCACCAATTTACCCTTCTTTATGGCCACCGGAGTCCATTTTCGTTTACGGGAAACGACTTGCAAATAGGGCGATTGATTCATTATTCAGCACAAGAGCTACATGTTCCTTCTGTTGGGCAAAAGCCCTCAATCTCTTCGTCGTCGTCTAAGGTCATCGATGCCTCGTCGAACTTAAAGAACTCATGGTAGCTCTCATCAAGAGCAGCCAGAGCATTGTCTTTGGCTTGTGTGTCAGGCATTACCTGAAGGGCATAGTAGAGGCTGGTCTGGGGGGAAGCCATCCAGTCCCTTAGGAATGCTTTGTCGTAGGTAACCACGTCGCTCCAGCTGTTGTAGCTATAGCCGTGGAACAGCAGGGTATCTCTGTAGAGGCGTACCAATCCATCAGCTACCCGTTTGTAGTCCTTCCAGCCTACCTCTGACGCGATCTCACAGTCCGGCGGATAATCATAGGACTGAACTCCAAACGTGCCAGAATCACGATCAACATGACGGCTGATAGGAGGAGCCAGCTCGGGGGTGGTAGTGTAACCCCGAAGATCAGTGTACTTATAACTACAAGACGCTGTAGGGGCGATAGCGAACGCACGGCACATCCCAGCCTTCCTAGCCACAGCAGCAGCCGAATCAATCCCCGCTGCAAAGTACGCAACAAGAAGATCTTCCGGGGATGTAGGGTCTGGAGCTGCTCGGTAGTACCTATCAATAGCAAGTCCGAAGTCTTTATAGCTGACCTTATTCTGTGCCAAGAAGTTTGCAAGTCCCAGGACCCCGAGACCAACCTGCCTATCAGTGGTAGACGGGAGATACTCTCCAGTCTCTCCAACTCCCGTGCGGCCGTGCAACTCAATAAGTTGGGACATACCCTCGGAGAACACATCAGGAAGATCCTTCCGGTCACAGGCGCCAAGGTTAACGTGCTGGAGAAGGCAGGTTCCCCTTGATGGGAGGTACACTTCGAGGCACACGTTTCCGTAAATGCGCTTACCGTTTTCATCGTATCGGATTTTGTTGAGCCAGATGTCA